TGTCCGTTTCAGGAAGAACCCTTCGCGTCTCAAGACCCTCTGGCTTAGTGTTGCTGGCGAGCAATTTGGTTACGCCCCTAATGCTATGTGGATTGTACCTTAGTCAGCCGTAGAAGGACGTGAAGACGCCTTCCGCAAGGCCCACCTTAGCCGCGACCCGCTTCTGGTCTACAACGACGATGCAGAAGTACAGCCGATGATGATTCCTCCTCCTCCTGTCGAAGCGTCTCTCCTCGGGGAAGCCGCAATCAACGCACAGGATATGAAGGATGTCACTGGTCTACACGATGCCTCACTCGGTATCAAGTCGAACGAAACCTCCGGTCGTGCTATCATGGCTCGTCAGCGTGAAGGTGACGTAGCTAACCTGACCTTCCACGACAACGCCAACGCCTCGGTTCTAGAGGCTGGTGACGTAATCAATCAGCTTATCCCGCAGACTCACGACGGTACTCGCGTTGTTCGACTCCTCGGAGAAGACGACGTAGTTAAGTTCACTAAGATCAACGATCCTATGGACCCAGAGACTGTCGATCTGTCTGTCGGCATGTTTGACGTAGCCCTCAGCACTGGCTCTAGCTACACGACCAAGCGTGTCGAAGCTGCCCAGTCGATGATGGAAGCTATTCAGGTTTGGCCTGAGCTTATGGGTATCGCGGGTGACCTCGTCGTTAAGGCGCAGGATTGGCCCGGTGCTGAGAAGCTTGCCGAACGGCTTAAGAAGACCATTCCTCCTCAGTACCTCGGTGAGGATGAAGAGGGTGGTGTCGGTGTTACTCCTGAGCAGATTCAGGAAATGCAAGCCGCTCTTGAACAGCTCTCCGCTGAGAACCAAGAACTCAAGATGGACCGTTCGTTGGATGAGCGTAAGCTCGAAATCGACGAATACAAGGCCCAGACTGAACGCATTCGCGCTTTGTCCGATCACGAGGTTGACGCCAACGAGATGGAACAGAACGCAATCAAGATGATCATCGACGGGACCGCTAAGGCCGACGAGATGGACATCAAACGTGAAACCTCTGAACGGGATCACGAAATCAAGAAATCGTCACTTGCCGCTAAGCCCAGTGCCTCGGGTGGTAAGAAGAATGGCGCTAAATAACGAGAGCACTTTCGGTTAAAGGACCGTAACCTTTGTATGAGTACTGAACCTGTTGCTACCCCCGTCGAACCTATTTCGGAGGCTGTAGACCTTGACGATTTTTCCGCAGACTTTTTTGGCCGAAAGACTGCTGATCCCGAACCGGCCAGTTCGGAAGTTGTTGAGCCTGAGCCTGAGGATTCTGATGTAACCGAAGAAACTGAAGCAACTAATCCGGAAACTCAAGAAGCTGACACTGACGACACCACTGAAGAGACTGAAGCAGACGGACCTAAGGCTGATGAAAAGCCTAAGAAGAAGACTGCCCAAGATCGAATCGCTGAAGTTATCCGTGAACGTAACGCTGAACGGCAGGCTGTGCTTGCCCTACAAGCGGAACTAGCTCAGCTAAAGAATCCCCAGAGCACTACCCCAACTCCTGCTACCACTGATGGTATGCCGTCGTCTGATGAAAAGAATGAAGACGGTTCTGCTAAGTACCCATTGGGTGACTTCGATCCTAAGTACGTTCGTGACCTCGCTGTGTTCACTGTGACACAACAGATTGCGGAACAACGAAAGGTCGAGGAAGCCGCTAAGGTCGCTGAATCGCAGAAAATCCAACAGCAGACGCTTGTATCTGAATGGTCTGACAAACTAACCCCGGCGCTGGAACGTTATCCAGACTTCCAAGAAAAGGCTCAGGACCTACTTGATAACCTGACCGGCTTGGACGCAGACTACGAAGACTACATCGCCGCTACTATCATGCAGCTAGACTACGGGCCTGATGTTCTGTACTATCTCAGCAGCAATCCTGCCGAAGCTCAAGCAATCGTGAACTCAGGGCCTACTAAGGCCGCTGTACTCCTCGGTCGTCTAGAGAGTAAGTACATGATTGCCGATGCTGAGAAGACCCTCGCTCGTCCTAAGGTGTCCAACGCCCCTGCCCCGCCCCCTACTAACAAGGGTTCGTCGGCAGTCAAGGCTTCGGTAGCACCAGACACGGACGATCTTGAGGCCTTTGAACGAGCCTTTAACAAGAAGAAGAAGTAACTCAAGGGGCCTCAAGGATAACTTTTAACTGAAAGTAATTCTTAAATGGCTACTGTAACTGTCGATCAAGCCAAGCTGGTTCTTAACTCGTTTGCCGCGATCTTCCAAAATAACCTCATCTCGAAGGACCTCGTAACTTGGAAAAAGTTCGATGCCGAGATGAACGACCGCAACGCTCTTGAAGTCGTTGAGCAGGTCGTGCCTGACTACACTACCACGTTCACTACGAACGGTGTGGCTGACCTTTCCGCTGGCGTACAGGATACGACCTTCGGTTCGGAACGCTACAAGCTCGACCAGACGATCAACAGCTCGATGGGCTGGGGTGACTTCGTCAAGATTCGTGACCTCGACAGCGCCCGCGAAAGCGAAGCACTGAAGGCTGCGGCTCTGCGTCTTGCTACCGACATCGATGCCTACATCCTCGGCTTTGCTGCGAATGCTTCGGGCAACTGGCTGGGCGACGGCTCGACTGACGTCTCGACTTGGGCACACATCGCTGCGGGTTACACTCGCCTGAAGAATCAGGGTGTGGACGATGCTGACGTTACTGCTGTCCTCGCTTACGAAGACTGGCAGGCGCTGGGCTCGGCTGTTCTGGCTGACAACGCTTCGCTGGCTGACGTCGGTGAGGGTGTTTACCGTAACGGCTTCAGCGGCATTGTTGCTGGTATTCCTACCCGGTTTACTCAGCAGCTTCCAACTCTGACTGTTGGTACTCGTGTGGCTACTGCCACGTCGCTTACCAATGCTCCGTCGGCTGTGACCTACGAATCGGTCTCTGCTTCGCCTGCTCCGGGTCAGTACTTGACTCAGACGATTAACATCGACGGTCAGTCGGGTGCTGTGACTCTGGTTGACGGTGAAGTGTTCACCATCGCTGGTGTGTACGCTTATGACAATCGCGCTAAAAAGCGCCTTGCCTATCTGCAACAGTTCCGAGTAATCGGTGCTCACACTGCCACTGCTGGTGCGTTCACTAACGTTCGTATTTACCCGGCGATCATCGCCTCGGGTCCGTACAAGACCGTGGACTATACCGGCTCGCTGGACAACCTTGCCATCACCCACTTGGGTGCTGCCTCGGCTGCTCTGAAGCCTCGCTTCATCTGCAACAAGTCGGCTGTGGTTATCAACACCGCTGATCTGGTGGCTCCGGCCACTGGCGAGATGTCTCGTCGTGCACTGACTAAGGTGCCGCTGAGCGTTCGCATGTGGAAGCACAGCGACTTTGCCACGGGTGCTCACAGCATTCGTTTCGACGTCGCGCTGAAGGGCAACGTGATGGCTGGTGGGCGTAACCGCTCGGTCCGCATCAACGGTGGTACTGGTCTCGCATAACTAACTAACTCTGGGGCCTCTGCCAATGCCTAAACACATTGGTACGCCCCAGTTTTCTGGATTCGGAGATGTTGATGTTTTCCCAGACCCGCTACAATGCCACTGCAATGGCAGCCAATACAACTGTCAGATGTTCTCCGTCAATCGGCGGATTTATTTGTGTAACCTCAGGTACTATCACTATTACGTCTAACGCTGGCGTAGTCTTGCTTAATGCCTTCCCTGTTACCCTCGGTAACACTTACGGCTTCTCGATCTTCGCTGGTTCTGACGGCGGAACAGCCGCTCTTGCTGGTGGTGCTTCCGGCACTTTGTGCCACTAATTAACTGATTACTATCCGGAGTACGTATGACCTTATTCTTGCCCGCTACGATCCCTGCACGAGACATGAACGGAACCGTTCTGGGTAATGCTGTGTGGAACTTCTACCACAAACAGACTCTTACTCCTGCTGACGTCGTAGGTGCTGGTAGCACTGTCACCTCCGACGGTAGTGGGGACTTCGCCCCTATTACACTTGAAACAGATATTACGTACAGGTCAGTCCTGAAGGACGCGAGTGGCAAGGTTTTGTACGACATCGGAGCTGTGCTTGACAGCTATTTCGCCCCTGCGGTTAAGCAGGCGATGGATAGTAATAACCGAGTTCTGTCAGGAGCTAAGTGGTCCTTCTTCACTGCTGGCACTACTACTAGGCAGAAGGTGTATTCCGATGACTCGTTCTCGAACACGCTCGGCTATGTAGTGACTGCTAACGGCGCAGGTGTTTTTCAGAATATCTATCTGAATGACGCAGTAACGTACAAAGCTGTTCTTCAGGATAGCTCTGGCACTGTTCTGGCTACGCTTGATCCTGTCAGCACCAACACGATGGCTACGTACCTAGACCCCTCGGCCCTTATCACTGTGTCGCCTTCTGCCGACTTTAACGGCACGGCAGGCACGGGCTTCGGAGCACCGTACGGAGAAGTCCCGACTGATCCTACCCGCACTACTGCTAAGCCCGCTATGCGCCTGCTCGTACCGGATCGTCAGACTCTTACTGACACTCTGCTCGTAGGTGTATACGCTGGTGCTAATAACGCCGGATCACTCTACGACAACATGGGCCTTGAGAAGGTTATCTTTCACTACGAAGGAAGTACGGCGGAAGCTCTTGCCCCGTCGTTTAGGACCTTTGATGACGCCAACGGAAACCCGGTTACTTACTGGGGTTGGTGGTGTCAGCTCGAACACAACGGCACGAACGGTACCGCTAATTTCTACGTGGAAGCCGTGCCTGCTGACACGTCGATGCAAAGCCGGGTGCTGGGGCCTTACGTGTTCCTGCCCAGCGCTACGATGTATGACTACAGCGTGACCGTGGCGGCAACCGGGGCGATTGTCGCTGGGGTCAGCTATCAGACGGTGAAAGCCGCGCTGGACTATTTGTACAGCGTTACCGCCCATCATCCGCGCATCACTATCACCGAAGCGGGAACCTATGCGCTCGATACGGTAACTACCCCTTGGTCAGGCGCAAACGGACGATGCCGGATTGATGCCACGGCGGCAGTAGTGTTCGCCAAGCCGAACGAGGCCAGCAAGGGCCAGTTCCGCCCGCGCTATTCCAACCTGTGGTTCCACGGCAGCAACATCACCTTTGACGCCAAGTGGGTCAGTGAAGTGCGCCTGGACGAGGCCATCGGGCCGTGGCTGGATGGGGTTAACTTCATCAACAGCGCCGGACGCGCTGCGCTCTGGGACAAGGGACAGCGCCCGGTCAGTTACTTCATTCGCGGTTCGGCATGGTTCACCGAATGCATCATTTCCGGTCTGCTCAACCCCTGCCTATCTGGCGGGTTTACCCTGCTGGCGCGCGGCTGCACGCTTACCAGCGTGGCCAGCGACGTGTTCAGCCAGAACGCTTGCGTCATCGGGAACACGGTCAACGATGCCAACAGCTTCGAGTGGAAAACCAACCTCCCCGCCATGACCGTGCAATACACCGGCGCGGGGGCCACGGCTACCACGTCGCTGTCTGGTGGCAATGACGACGCCACGCGGACCTTCACCTGCAAGGTTGACGGGGTGAGTGTTGGCGCGATCACCTTGCAGAACACCGTGACGACAGACCCCTACTTTGACGTGTCCGATGTGGTGACGTGGATCAACACGCTGACCGACTGGACTGCCACGCTGCTGGACGACACGCGCCGGGCGACTGCCTTAGCCAAGGATGGCAGCACCTTTGGCTGGACCGATTATGACGCCAAGACCGCCCCGCAGACCCTGATCGCCAAGTTCGATCTGCATGGCGACTGGTATCAGGTGCAGAGCGCGCTGGAAAACGTGGTGATTGCCGACAACGTGGGCACCGATCTGGAAACGCAGGACATCTTCTTCACCGGGCAGGTGTTGAAGGACTTCCTGGTGGTGAACAACGTGTGGCACAACGGGCTGGTCTACGACTACGTGAGCCAGTTCAGCGCGGCGCAGGGCCATGTGGTGCTGGCGCACAATACCTGGGCCAATCAAGTAGTGTGGCACCGCACGCTATCCGGCGTTTACAATCCCGACACCTATTGCCTGTTTGCCAACAACACCTTTTCGTATTGGTCCGCCTTTTCCAGCGACACCGATCTGGTGACGACGAACAACCACCAGCAAACCGGCACCGGATACGGCACCAACGTGAGCGTTGGCGGCACCGAAGCGACACTGTTTGCCGATAGCGCGGGTGGCGACTTCACCCCCGTCGGTGCGCTGCTGGCCAACCTGAAAACCCCCGTGGTGAAATACGATCAGGCGCAGGCATTGCGCGGCACCACTGCACCAGCAGGAGCATTGGCATGAAGATAGGACTGTCTATCGACACAGCATCAAAGAATATCAG